GCACATCTTCTTTTTTCTCAATATACTTATATCCTATAACATCATATCTCATTCGAACTATATCATGGGTTATTAATTTTGCAGCATACATTCCGTTTCTCATATTATCAATGATATCAAAAACACCGTCAATTTGATATTCTTCTACATTATTAAATGCTATTCCTGGCCACCCCCCCTTCGGAACAGCCCCGCCAAAATTATCCTTTGCGCCCATCGCGCCATCTATTTTTGCCACAAAATTTCGTTTAGGAGCTCTTTTAAAACTCGTTTCTAAACTTTCAAATTTAAAATGAGATAAAGTTTCATAAAACATATATAAGGCACCATCTGCTACGGCGATTTCTTCCGCATTATCTCCTTCTGTTTCTTCTTCGGCAACTGCAGTTGTTGCCTTTTCAGTTAAATCATCTATAATATCAAATGGAGATTTAAAAGGAATAGAAAAAGAATGGAGATCGCTTGTTGGTTCAACTATAAGCCTTTTAGGTTCAGATGCCATCTTATATGCCGCATAGGTAGTATTCATCGGCTCTACGATATATTTTTCATAGATATCCTTAACAACGTTTTCAATCATTACATTACTATATCCTTTACTTATTTTCTTTTTTTCACTAATAATAGCTTCTATTGAAATACAATGGAGGACATAAATTTTATGTCTTTCGGAAGTATTGGCTATAGGAGAAACAGAATATACTCTGAAACTCTTTTTAATAATATTATCGAGAGGAGTTTCGCTTTCTGCTACTTCAAACCCTTTGGTCTGTGCTATCAAATTAATAAATTCTTCACCTATAATTGGGATAATTTCTCTGAATCCGTAAGTATCTCTTATTGCAATATCACATAATATATAAGGTTTAGAAATATCTTCATATACAGTCAATGTTTCAATCATTGGTATAATATTAACTGTTTCATCTATATTTGGTGATCTTATATCACATAGTTCTATAGTATACATTCCCGCTTGAGGAAGAGCTTTTTCTATGTCTTCCGCTTTGGGTTCGCCTATGCCAATTGGAGAAACGCACTGAACCGGCTTTTGTGTAATATCAACTAGTGAATCTGGGTGATGTCCGGGCATTTTTATTACCTATATCCTTTGGTTGCTGCTTCTTTCAAAATACTTTCTACATATTGTCTATCAATTATTTTGATACGTCTATTCTTTTCATTTATTTTAAATTCCATATCATATTTGGTAATTCTTTTTTTCTCTGGATTTGGTAAATCATTATATGCATCTTTATCAATTATAACTTCCATTAATTTAGTCGTATCAGTTTTTTCTTGTAATATTTGTCTATATTCAAAAATTTGTTTTTTAGATCGTTCAACAGAACCGTATTTCCCTCTTATCATTTTTGTAAAATCTTGAGAACTCAGTGGCCAATCAAAATAAGGATTAAACATTTGATTAGTTAAAAATATTATCCAATCATATTTAACATGACCGTATACAAGATAAGATGTAGTATCGGGCCTTTCAGCATCTCCTATAGTATGTTCATCAAATTGTATAGCTTTTTCAATCACATTTCGTTTTATTAAATTTCGAATAAATATATCTCTGGAAGTAACTGTCTCGCCGTATTTGTTTCCAGTTATATTATATTGAATTTTTGGTAAGTATGAAAAATAAGACATTAATATCCCGCTTCTACTAGTTCTCTGGTCATGACTACGATTTCTGTAAAAGAAACAGTTAATTTTACTTCAAATGGTTTCCCATCTTTAAAAAAGAATGGGACTCCGGCTGCAGCATAATTGGCTACAACGCTATTACAAACACTTCTAGCTATTTTAAATGGAGATGCTGCAGCACCGGCGTTGTGGCCAAATTCAATATCCCAAGTACTTGGAAAAGTAAAAAAGTTCGAGCCAGCCCCTTTTGTGCGCTCAGATCCCCCGACCTTTCCTCCTCCACCACTCGCTCCCGTTACCATGTTCATTGCTGGCTCCGCATAGCCGGGTAAGGTTGATTTTCTGAAAGCTTTTATAATACCTTCAATTGTTAACGATTCCGTCTTATTTTTTGCTATCATGGGAAATTCAAATACAAATTTTCTAAATTTTCCGGGGCCTTTATATAATAAAGACATTTTAGGATTAATTGCTATATTAGCACCACCCAACCCTCTTTGTAATAAATCAGATTTTTTTATTGTTGAAGAGAAAGCATGTTCCGCCGCAGCCTCAATCATTTTGCCATAATTAACATCTTTAAAGGACGCAACAAAGTCCGAGGCACTTCCACCAGAACCTACAAAATCGTGTATTCCTGCAGCAACTTTTTGTGATGCTTCTGTAATGACTGTTCCTAATCCTTCTTGCTCTGCATATACTGCTTCTGCCGCAGAAATCATTGCCTGAGCTCCCATAGGAAGAACTATATTATGTTCAGCAGTAGATGTAGTTTGCGCGAAAAGTTGAGGATAAGATATAAACATTACCCAATGACCCTCATCGTTATCTTTTAGGTTATCGGGATATATAAAGTCTTTTTTGTCAGCCATTGCTGCTCCATATAAATAGTTTAATATATCTAACTATTTATCAATAAATTTATTATGGCGTACAAAGGAAAATATAAACCAAAACATCGTGATAAATATAAAGGAAATCCCACTAATATAATTTATAGAAGTTTATGGGAAAGACGTTTCATGGTTTATTGCGATTCTAATGCAAGCGTTGTTAAGTGGTCCAGTGAAGAAATATTTATACCATATAGATCACCATTTGATAGAAAAATTCACAAATATTATCCTGATTTTTGGGTTAAAATAAAAAAACACGATGGATCCTTTGAAACATCAATTATTGAAGTTAAACCAAAATCACAAACAATTCCACCTAAGCCTCGTTTGAATAAAAGGAAAAGTGGTAGATATTTATTAGAAATGAAAAGATATGGTGTTAATGAAGCTAAATGGAAAGCTGCTGTGACATATTGTGAATATAAAAATTGGAAATTTAAAATTATAACGGAAGATCAATTACTCTCTAAATAATATATGGCACTACGAAAACTATCACATATAGAAGATGATGCAGTTGAATGGCTTAGGGAAAAGTATGACCGTCTTAGGCATTCACTAATAATCGGAAGAGTCGGTTCACTTAGAAATCCCTATAGTATTATAAGTGAAGGTAATAAAGAAAAAACGCTTAAATTAGGAAGAATGTATTTTTTTCATTATCAACCTAAATTAAAAGAACATTTGCCCTATTATGATATATTTCCTCTAGTTATTCCAATAAAACCTTATGCCAAGGGTGTGTTAGGAATGAATTTTCATTATCTCCCTTATAGTTTAAGAGAAGTATTAATGAAAAAACTAGTTGGATTTTTAAGTGAAGAAGATTTGGAAGCTTATTTAAATATTTCATATAATGATATTAAAGGATTTACTAGATTTAAAGAAGCTAAGCCTACCCTTCATAAATATGATTTAACGCCGGGTGCATATGTTCGTTCACAATTTATTCATATAGAACCCAATGAATGGACTACCGCATTACATTTGCCTGTAGAAGAATTTAGATCTCGTGGTGGGGGAACCGGTGTGACAAAAGCAAGAGTTTGGGGTGATAGTAAAGATATAATCGAACATCATTCTATAAAATTTATATAAAATATAACGGAGATTTATGAATACCGATAAGTTTTTATCGAAATTAGACCAAGAACTCGGTTTGGCTCCTTTAAATAGATTTGTAGCGCATATACACATGCCTGGTGGTGATGCCGGTTCACTTGAAATGTTATCTTATTTGTGTGATACTGCTCCATTACCGGGAAAAACAATAGCTACTTCAGAATTAAGACATTATGGCCCAACTCGAAAGATTGCAAGAGAAGCAACTTATCCTGAATTCCAATTAGGATTTATATTGACAAACGCCATGACTGCAAGAAAAAAGTTTTTAAAATGGATGGATATTATAATTGATCCAAAAACAGCAAATATTGGCTATCAGGATGATTATAAGGGCACAGTTGAGATATTAATGTATGGTCCGGACACTGAAGAAGGCGGAGAAGCAATTGCCGGCGCTAAATATTTAGAAGCCTTTCCGACCAATATTGATCCTATTACTTTGGGTTGGGATCAGATGAATCAAGTAGGAAAGTTTAGTGTAAATTTTCAATATAAAAGATGGATAGATCATAAATTGGAAGGGTTCGGCACGGGCGGCACATTCAACGCCGGCTCAGGAAACGTAAAATAATATAAATTTTTAATATGGAGTTATAATGGCTTTACCAACGGTGAATAATCCTACCTATGAAATTAAATTACATAGTGTAGATCATAAAATAAAATATAGACCTTTTCTGGTTAAAGAAGAAAAGATCTTACTAACAGCTCTTGAAGGCGGTGAAACAGCGGACATCGTGAGAGCCACAAAAGAAATTATCAGAAATTGTTGTCTTGATGAAAGTATTGATGTTCAAAAACTTCCTGCTTTTGATATTGAATTATTTTTTCTAAACCTAAGAGCTCGTTCAGTTGGAGAAAAGGTTGAAATCGCGATGAATTGTCAAACCAAAGATTGTGACGGAACCACTTCGGTTCTAGTTAATCTTGAAAAAATTGGTTTGGAAATCAACGATGATCATACGGATTTAATAAAACTTACTAATAAAATAAAAGTTAAATTAAAATATCCTGATATTGATAGGATGACAAGGCCCCCGGAAGAATCTCAAATGGATTCTATCTTTGAAATCACCAAAGCCTGCATAGAAGGAATTTGGGAGGGAGAAGAATTACATAATATAGTAGATTATACAGAACAAGAATTAGAAGATTTTATAATGTCTTTAAACCAACAGCAATTCGGGAAACTTATTGGTTATTTTAATACCATGCCCAAGTTAAAACATAAAGTAGAGTTTACTTGTTCCAAATGTAGCAGTAAACAACAGACAGTCTTGGAGGGGCTGCAAAGTTTTTTCGGATAGCACTCAGTCATAATAATTTAGGTAATTATTATAGAACTACATTTGCGGTTGTACACGGTCATAAATGGAATTTGGCTGAGTGGGAAAATTTACTTTGTTATGAAAGAGAAATATATCTCACATTATTAATAGAACATATTGAAGAAGAAAATGAAAGAATGGAACAGGAAAACGCTAAATTGAGAAATCAATAAAAGGAAATTAAATGGCTGAAGAAAAAGTAACCGTAACTGGAACCACTAAAACCGATCCGGCAGAAATGTCTGCCCGACAAAAATGGCAATCTAGTATGTCGGCCCATCTAGGTGAACAAACTGCCGGCCAAACGCAGTTCGCTGATACTATGAAAAACATGATGGGGAGTTTTAAAACAGATGAAGCGTTAGCGCAATCGACTAAAATGTCCGGTTTGCTTTCGACTGTTGAATCTAATACTTTTAAGACAGCAAATTTATTAAAAGGTTATGTAGACTTCATGAAAGATGCTGAACGCAAGCGTTTAGAAGCTGCAATGGAAGCCGCGCGCCAAAAAGATAAAAAAGATAAAGACAAAGGTGCTCTTACTGTAGCAAGCAAAGGAGACGAGGGAGGAATGGGTTTAGGTGGACTAGCTGCTGGATTAGCAGCCGCCTTAGGTGCAGGAATACTTGCATTTAAAGAAAAATGGGGAAACATGTTTTCTCTTTTTGGAAATGACCTTGATGAATTTGGTAAGCCAAAAGCGAGTTTCTTTTCGAAGATAAAAAAATTCCTTGGTTTTGGTGATGATGCTGCAGATATTAAAAATCTTGGTAAGGCGAAAGTAGGCTTTTTTGCTAAACTAGGATCATGGCTTGGCTTTAAAACATCACTTCCAAAAGATCTCGCAAAAAGCAAAACTAGCTTTGTTGATGATATAGCAAAATTTTTTAGATTTGATAAAGATGTCCCCGGTAACCTGCTGAAGAACCAAAAGAAATTCATGGCCTCTCACCAGGCTATGTTAAATTGGGCAAAAGGCACTGACAAAATGTCTGATGCATCCAAATCAAAGTTCTTTAAAACCCAAGCAAATATGTTAAAGTGGCTAGATAAAGCCGAGGGTTTAAGCGACGCGAAAAAGGCTGGCTTTTTGCAAAAACAATCTAAAATGCTAGAATGGGTGGCAAAAAATACTAAGGGTATAGATGCGAGTAAAATAAAGTTTATAAAAGGCCAATCTAAAATGTTAGAATGGGCTGCCGAAAATATGGACGCGTCCAAAAGTCAAAAACTAAAATTCCTCAAAAAGCATGCCAATATATTAGATATTGGTGATGACATTATGGATAAGTCAAAAATTGCTAAAGGGTCATTTTTTGAAAAACAATTGAAAATGTTGGGTTTATCGCCGGATGATGTTGATGGCGTCCGATTGAAAAAAGAAGGTATGTTTTCTAAATTGAAAACTAAAATTTTTAACATAGGCGATGATGTTGTAAAAGGTGTTTCCAACTTGAAAAATAGTTTCTCTACAAAAATGACCAAATTTTTAACCTTCCCGGCAATAGATGAAGGTAGTAAATTAGGAAAATTTAAAGCTAGTTTCTTTACTTCGATGGATAATATGTTAGGAACTTTGCTAAAAATTACAAAAGGATTTTTTAAATTAGTAAACGTACTAAGCTTTAATGCCATGGGTTTTTTAGACGCGGAAGCTCTCAAACATCCAATAGAAACTTTTAAAAAGTTTAAAGCTTCGATTGGAGCTGCATTTGGTAAGGAAGGTGCTTTCGGTAAAATCTCTAATACATTTAAAGCTATAATGGCTCCTTTCGAGACTTGGATGAAACCTATAAAAGGTATTTTAAAAGCAGTGAAGGTAATCGGAAAACTCATAGGTAGGATTTTTATTCCTATTGGTTTCTTATTCGCCGCATTTGATGTTATAACAAGTGTTATGAAGGGTTATGAAGAAGGAGGTATTACAGGCGCAATAGGGGCAGGTATAGAGTCTATATTCGATGATATATTATTCATTATCCCAAATCTGTTAGGTGAGGCAGTTGCATGGTTATTAAAGAAATTTGGTTTTAAGAATGCTGTAAAATTTATTGATGAAAATTTAAGAGATTCAGATGGAAATTTTTCTTTATTTACTGGAATAAAGAATTTATTTAGTTCATTAATGGATGCTGTCAGTGAGATATGGAAAAAAGTAATGACATTTATGAGTATTGATAATATTTTGACAATGATAGGAGCAAAACTTTACAAAAGTAAGATGCCTGGTTCTGACACCATGGCAGATGCGTTATTAAGTGAAAAATATGAGCAGAGAGCTAAGCTTCGCGCAAAAAGTGAAGGTGATTATCAAAAATTAGTTGAACAGGAAAGACGAGCGGCGGAACTGAAAGATGCAAAAAATCGTCCGGGAGGTGGTAGTATGGCAGCCGTCGATAATAGTCAAACCACACAAAATATTGTTCAGCACACCACTACTGTGCCTAATGCCGGCAGTAAAAAAGATTCATACTCCAAGAATAAGAGATTTAATTAATGTCAAAGGAAGGATTAGCCGGTCACGTATAATAGATTAGCAACCGGCTGAAAAAATAAATTATTCTTCGTCAGCTAATTTGGCGAAATAGGAAAGACTGCTGTCTTCACCTTCTTTAGATAATCCTACATTCGGATTACCACTTTGAGCACTTGCGGTTGGCTGCGGAGTAGGCCTATGAGGAACACCGCCATCAAAAGGTGCTGTATTAACAGGACCAATTACAGTTTCCTCTGCTCTTTGCATACTAGGATCTATCCCACTACCAAGAACCTTATTAAGTCTAGCTTTAAGATCTTCATAAGATTTAAAATTATCTGGCTTGAGGAAGTCTTGGAGAGGATATTGTTGTTTCCATGCAGTTTCAAGTTTTTCATCATCTTCAAATAATGGTGTAGGAGAAGCAAATTCAGCCTTATCGTAATTAGTAAAACCTTCTACCTTACGAATTTTTAATTTAAAATTTGCACCTGCCCAAAAATCA